TTCCGCATTCATTCCTTTCATCACGGTTGGTCCACCAAATAGGCTGGCTAATGCACTATACATAGGATGGGAGCCACCAAATCCTTCGATTGGTGATAAGAACATCCCGAGACGTAAATTATACTCGGGGCTCCTGGGTTGTATGTTCCGAGGCACAGGATCTGACTTCTTGGTCAGATTTACCTTTTCAAACTTGATGAAATGGTTTATCCATGCTTGCATCTCCGACAGGCCAAACTTAATGTAACTTGACATTGCATCTGTATACCTTTTCCGTAATCGACTAGGGCGTGTGTCTATAAATTCAGACATCGTCATCCTAGTCGGCGTTGGGATCATGGCAATTATGCTACGTTTGACTTTCGCCAGCCTTTTTCGCACTACTCCTTTGGTAGGCTGTGGAGGGGGGACCAACGAAGAACCGTCCTTGCTCTTGACAAGAAACCGCCTCTCCACTAGCGCCCGCAACACATTTTTCAGGGAATGATTGTGTGCAGATATATCATTTCCACGCACACCCATCCCTTCTAATTTGAAGAACTTCCTGATTTTGGCTTTCTTCACGCCAAGGGAGACTACCTTCACCCCGCGTGTAACTCCAGGACCTAGCTCAGACACAAATTCATGTAAATTCTGAGTATAGTCCGTGGAGGTATCCACGGCAGCTGTCTCCCGCGGTATCCATCATCTAGGAAGACATTTTTCAAGTCTAGGTTCAAGCAATTCAGCTATCCCCAACTCTTCATTTGTATAAAACACCACAATCTTAGCTAAATCTTGATATTCAGCAATTGACTGTAGGTTAAAACAATGTAACTTGAAAAACTCCCGCAGCTTATTATCGACCAGACAATTTGTTGCCTTGTCAATATACATTTCTCCATCGTCATCCAATTCAACCCTAAGAGACTCAGGTGGTATAACTGACCTTACCCAAGCCCTAATATAGAGACATGTTTTAAGCTTGCGAGCTACTTTCCTCTTGCGTCTTACCGCCCGACGGCGGACCGAAGATCTCCAGTTCATCATCAACACATATTTGATATTCCACATAACATTTCTCAATGTTAGGGATTTTAAACCAAAGGGCGATAAAACCTCTAGTTCCATATGTTCATGTTCACTGGCGTCCTCCAATCGACGCAGAATTTGAGGGTCCAAGACAGGCAACGGGGGAGGATCAGGAGAAGTAACCTTAACACGGAAATCTCCATCCTCTCCTGTAGTATTCTTGAGTCTATGATTCTTGGCATAGTCTTGCAAGTCTTGGTACACAGGTGGTATTTGTTCTTGAACATCGGAAATATCAGCACAATCTTGATCATACAGATATTCTCGTAAACTTTCCCGTGAAAACTTACCCTCTTTTTCTACACTAGCCCCAGGAGTAGGGCATAGCACTTCCTTCAGGAATCTGAACAACACTAGCAGGCCAACTACCAGCATCAGTTTAGCTCCATGAAGGGGAGTTAGGAGTTGCGTTCCTCCAAGTAGCATGTTTAGGCGTTTCCTCAGTCTCACGACTCTCAACGCCACCGCAACGACCATTACGGTCGGCAACACAATCCTCATATTGTGTTGGTCCCTAGTTTCTACGTAGAAAACCCGGGACTCA